GCCTGTCCCGAATTGACAATCTTATTCGCTACGCCTTTCAAGCTCATTGCTGTGAGTAAAATTTTCGGTGTCACTCTCATAGGCAAGCCCTGTTCATCTGTGAACTGTGCGAAAAGTGCCATTGCTTTATCAAGATCAGTTTCATCTGCCAAGCCTTCTGCACCAAGGTTGTTCAAGGTTGCGGTTGTATACGGATCAGCCGATGTGCTGCTATACAAAGTTGTTGCCGTACCTCCGGGTCTCCATGCTGCGAGTAAACCGGTACTAGTCAGCTCAAGAACTGCATTCATGATTGTTTTTTCTCTGTCTGACTTTGCAGCTTCACCAAGTCTCTGTGCCCTCAGTAACATTTGTCCAGTCTGGTCAAACCGTACCATTTCTTCAGTAAGGGAAATGATTCTACCCTTTTTGGTGTTTTTGATTTTGTGGTACTTTTCAGTGATTGAACCTTCTTCGTAATCAACACCCTCGACTACTTCTTTCATAACCATGTCATCCCCAAAACCAACCATGGTTTCGTCTTTGACGGATGAAGGAACAACCATTACCAGCTGATCACCAATTCCGTACTCAAGGTCATAACCTTCCTGTACCTTTTTATTAATCAATGCCCCGGTAATCTTGGGGAAAGCGGAGGAGGCCATTGCTTCAGAAAAGTCAACTTCCCCAACCTTACGAGTACCAACAAGACTATCCTGTTTCAGGGGTGGTTCACCCATTGCTTCCCACAGTGCTTTCAAAGAAATACTGTCAGTCTTGATCTTACCTTCATTGATATTGTTAATCATTGCTATGGCGAACTTTTTTTCTCCGCCACTTTCATACAAAGCTTTCATGCTATCTCTGTTCATCTTTTACCTTCCCCCTAGCTCTCTACTATCTGTTTCTGGAGTGCACCAGGCATAAACTGAACGAGTACACTTGTCCCATCCGTATCCAAATCCTGTGCACAGACAGCAACACTATTGGTTGCAGTGTCGTATCCACTGTCACTGGTATATTTGAGCAATAACTGGGCTGAACTGATTACATACTGCTGACCAAATATTTGAGTTGCACTTGCTACTGTCATTTCAAAAACTGTGCCATGCCCAATTTCCAACATTCTTATGACTGTAGCTGTTGCATCTGTAGCTGGGGATGCATCCATTGCAATCCCTACCAGATCATCACAGTCACTTGACAATAATACAGGTGTAACTCTTCCAGATCCCCAAATTATTTTCAGCATGTCACCCTGTTCAACTGCCACTGTTCCAGTCTTTTTCACATCTCTGGAAATTTGTGGTCCCCGTCTGTATCGATATTTGTTACTCATCACTTACCCCCGTTCATTTGCAGCTTCGATAACTGCCTTATCGAATTCGTCCTTATCCAGCTCTTCACCTTCCTCGGATTCATCGATGACTTTAGGATCACCCATGCCAGAAACACCTTTTTTCTTAGCAGGTTTTGTCAGAGTTTTCCTGTCTTCAATAAGAGCCTTCATAGCTTCCTCATCTTTTGCTTCAGACAGTTGTTCCCTGAAAATAGGGGTGATAAGAGCCTTGTCAATTTTACTTTCTTCCAAAAGTTTATTGACAGAATCTTCTTTTACTCCAGCAGCTTCTTTGACTTTATACTCATCAACTGCACGCTCCAATTTCTTGGTGCTTTCAGTAAAGTCAGCTATCTGCTTTTTGAAACCATCAACCTCTTCTATACTTGACAGTTTTTCCTGAACTTCCTTTTTAATAGCCTCTATCATATCAGGCCGACTTTCAAAGAGTTCCTTTAATGTTAAACCTTTTAAATCCATATCTTCCTCTTCTTCTGTTGGATTTCCGGACTCAAACATATTATTGGTTGATCCCGGTTCTGTGACAAGATCTGCAGAATGCAGAGTCTTGAGGAGATATGCTTCCGCAATCCCCGTTTCTTTATCGTAACTCATTTCCCCATTCGCTACGATTGACAGACCTATCTTGTCCGACATTTCACCTACTAGCGATTCTACAATGGGAGCCTGATGTTCCAAATATTTTATATCGGCTTTGGGAACTCCATTTTCCATTCTGCCATTTTCATAAAATCCAATAATATCTTTTACATCACGAACACCATGATGTTTATCCAGCTCTTCCAAGCTGACATGATTCATATATACTTTTTTACCGCCTATATTAGCAGCTATCCCTTCAAGGAAAGTTTGTGAAAATCGTGTTCCTTTACTCCCGGGGAAATATCTATTACTGGACGTTGAATTTAATAGAATTACTCCTGCAATGGATCGCTTTTCTTTATCAAACTTTCCTTCTTTGAACTGCCCTGATATAGTTGACTCTGTGAAATCGATTGTTTTCATTTCGTTACCCCTTCTGCTTTCACTGTATTTACCAATATTGAATTCTTTCATCAGCTTAATAATTTTGCTTTTAATTTCTTTAGGAATTATAGAAGGCATTCGGTCTTTAGAACCACCCATTGCCTGATCAATAGCCCTGAGTGCATTCAGGTTTACTGCTCCGGCTCTTCGATGCATTTTAGTAGCAGGATCAATTCCACCTGTACCTTCACGATATGGTAAGTGCCATTTACGTCTGTCTTCTTTATCTTCAATCCAGAGGAAACTTTGAGGAGGTAATTGTAATTTATTAACTAAAGCCCAGTCATTATTACTGGCATTCTGTTCTAAAATTCGTTCAACTTCTGCACTAAGCTGAAGGGCATAAAAAGCATTTGCTATTGCCCTGTCCATCTCTTACCAGAATTTCCTTAGATGTTTATTTCTCATAACCTCAATCCGATCTCCATAGGATACTGTAACACCATTTTCTATTACGGGATCCCCGTAAACTTCTTTGATGTATGTATCCACCTTCTTATGCCACTTACCGATTAATGTTTGCCTTTCTATCTTTAATTCTGCGAGCCTACTATTTATATCGGCAATTTTTATTACACGTTCCTTGGGATCTTTGAATTTTGTCTCTACATAAGCGAATTCTGACCTAACAGTATTCTGTTTTTCAAGATTTTTATCAAATCGATTCGATAATGATCCTGCAATTTCAATAGGAAGAATACCGTGTATTGCACTGAGTTTTTCTTCAATGATTGTGATCTCTGCCTGACTCATACCTGCAACTTTTTTTCCGACTTTTTTTTCTTCCACTATGGGTGTACCACCCATTGATTCAACATCTACATTAATCTTCTTTGTCCCTGCACCTGAACTTGTTTTAGCCATTTTCTTTCTCCTATATTTTTAATCTAAGCTTACTATGTAACCTTGTCAATGATAATATTTTGCTCATGGGCGACAATTGTAATGTAGCATTGGCAATTCGGATGACTCAGAGGGATAGCTGATGGAGGATAAACACCATCACCAAGTCCATATAAATCACTCTGCTCATACTCGTCACACTCTCCAGATGTGCATACTCCATGACCTGCAGAACGATGCCATGCAACCCCTTTGACCCATGTTTTTCTGCTGGCATATTCGGTTGTTGCCTCCCTGTATGCCCTGGTAACATCAGTTCTTATCAACCTGTCCATATTTTTATACGCAGATTTATATCGTCCTCTCCCCGGAGGATACCGTTTATAAAATTCTTTCCAGTATTTTTTCCTCATATCAACTTCCGGGAGATATAAGAATCCCCGGATGTTCTTCATGATTGTTCCGACATATTCTCCTTCAGCATATCCTCTTGCAATCATTCTTCTGATCTCTTTGTAGGATATCTGATTCAAATCCCAGATCCTCCCGGATAAAGTAATACCCCGGTATCCCTTAATCAGTTTTCCTAAAGCCCTTCTCCATACTTTATCAAAGACCTCTGCTGTCATGCCTATCTTGGCAGTGCCCTTCAGGGCACCCCGGAATATGGAAAGACTTGCTTTGGTATCTATGATAGCAGCCCGGACACTCTTACCCAGGAGAGCCCTTGCAGATCGGGTTAACTTACCGCTGAGTATTCTCATTTCCCTTTCAATAGGACGGAATAATGTCCCGAGATTCTGCGAGCTGTTTTCATCGTAAGTGAGAATTAAATTCTGGATTCTTTTAGTAGTCCGTTTATATTCGGTACGATACTTTCTGAGCTCTGCATTCAGTGCTGTATTCTTCAATGACTGACTTTTAATTATTGCATTGTTTATGTCATCTACATATGCCATCAGCTAAACTCCGTTGGATCATTATAATCTTCTACCTCGTCAGGTACGAAACCTTCTTGCGGTCGATTAGGACAATTAAAAGCATGATTACCAATAGTATCCATGCTGCAAAATGGACAATCATATGGATTAAAGATTACTCTCCCATCAGGGGTAGTCTCCTGGTGAACTATCATTCTTCTTCCATTTTCTTTTTCTGCTTTTCTATTTCCAGATCCTCTTCATCTTTTTTGAATTCCTCATCCTCTTCAGGATTTTCAATTTTTTCTTTTTTAAGCAATTCCCTTTCTTCATCATGGTCCAAGTCAAGCTTTGCTTGTGCAGAAGTATCTGAAATCCATTCTTGCCCTCGCTGTAGTATTAGAGCTTTGGTTTCCTTCTCAACATCTCTGGCAACAAGATCAGGGAAAGTTATAGTGCACTCGGTTGATGTATCCTTAGTAATTTTTTTATCAGCTAGTTTTCCTTTAGGAGAAACTATTTGCTCAGTCAATGTTTCCTGTTTTGGTATTTTACCTTTCCTGATTCCACTCTCAATAACCCGATAGAACATCACTTTAAAAGCTTCCCCAAAGAAATCCTGCCAATCTTCAAACTCCATTACCGCTGGTCCTTCGGCAACAAGGGTGCTGGCATAATTAGAATTACTTGAATCGCTGGTAACCATATATTCAGGAAGCCCGGAACCTGCTGAAACATCCCTAAGTAAAGCCACTCCATCATGCTGAACATCTGATGCTTGTAGATTGGGAGTTTTTAATTCATACTCTACATTTTTATTGGTTGTGATCACACTGACATTTTTAGGTGCCCTGGCTTTGGTTGTGCCATCGGGATTTAATAGTTTTGAAGTTTCATATTTAGTTGCTATATTGGCAGCATCAGTAGGGTTGCCTTTTACTTTTTTTATTACTGCAATAACTGTTCTCTGTTCATTTAGTTTCATCCGATCCGCTAACCATTTTTTATACATGGCAAGCCCTTGCAATAATGGTTCATAGAAAGAACGCCCCCGGAGAATATCACTGTCAACCAGAATTTTAATATGATCTACTTCTTTTGCAGGAATACGATCACCTTTGTAATAGTATCCCAGAACATTTTCAATATCCTCTTTGTCAGTTTCAATACCATCATTAACGTTCCCCATCTCATCAGTAATTTTCAGATCAGTAGGAGTCTGAACAAAATCAGGATTCATAAATCTGACTTTTATCATCTCCTCTTTTTCACCTTCAAAATATCTAAGGAAATCTTCACCATCCCTCATCCCTCTTCGAACAATCTCCTTTACACGAAGTGCCATTTTATTGACTCTCCAGAATTCCTTCCAGTAATCAACTACTGCATCCATAGAACTAACAGGGCTGATATTGAATCCACGTCCTGCCACATACTTTTCAAATAGCCTGATAATATTTCTTCCATGAGTATTCTTATAGTATGTTTTCTGTGCCTGCTCCCTGAGTGTTTCCTGATCAGTAGAGTCAAGACCTTTTTCACTGGTCTTTCCCATGAGGTGCCAATCTGCCTCATCCGCTTCCGGGAGAACGAAATTACCACTCTCTGTTACTGGTTTTGTATTACTCAAGTTTGTAAGGTCTATTTCTGCTTGCTGAAGTCTGATTTTACCTTCGATTTGTCGTGTTCTAATTCTTTCAAACATAGGATACCTCTTTATCTAATTATTATCGGCTAGTACTATACTGAAACAGCCTGTCAGACTACGAAAAACAACCTTTAAAACGACTTATCCCTCAATGTAGTATACTTTTACTAGAACACTACATTGAACGTCTTAGAACACTAATTTGCTATAAAAATATATCAGTCTCATCATCAGTTTCTCCATAGTATTCATCTTCATATACCGGAGCTTCATATATACAATACACAAAACTATCCCCTTTGTCAGGAGATCGCCCCAGCCTTTTTTTAAAGGTTTCTTTCGGCTCCATGAGATATTGCCCTGATAATATAGGTTTATACTGTAAGCCGGTAAGATCCATTATCAGTTCCGGATCATCAGGAATTGAAATTACATTGCCCTCTTCGTATTGTAGTTCAAAAACCTGTCTGGCATT